CCAAATCATACACGCCGGCTTCGTTTGGCTCAGGAAACGCACCCCAATGCGAGCGCATAAAATCGGCCATTTCACCGGGCTGCCATTCTTTATCGGCGGCATCCCACTTCGGCGGCATTTCGGTATTTCGGATATATTTTCCGGGACCGGTTTTTAAACCGATTTTAATCATGGCCGCATGGCCCGGTTCATCATTGTCAGGCCAAAAAATACGGGCACGGTTTTCCAGCGGTGAAAAATCGGCATGATTTACGCCGCCCGATCCGCCCATCCATGTAACAGCCACAACGGTATCGAGTGCCGCGTTAACGGCATTCGCGGTTTTTTCACCTTCTACGATTACGACGGGTTTATTTGGATGGGCCGTTAACAGGTCAAGATTATACAGCGGCCTCGGTGTATCAAACCCCTCCCATCTCCATTCATAGCGTTTGCCGTCGGTTTTGAAAGTGTACGGCAGTACGTCTTTTTCGCCGTTTTCAAAATCAAAACGGCACGCATACCCGCTAATTACTCCGTCGGCATTTCGGTAGGGCCACACACGGGACGGTGAACCGTGCCGATAGTGGGTTATTTCACCACACAGGCTGTCAGGTACGGCCGATTTCCACTTGATTACCTGGGCACGTTTTTTCGGCGTGTTTTGAATAGCCTCCCCGACGTTTCCGGTAAGCTGTTTTAACTCCGTTAACGCCTCTTTAAAGGTAAGGCCGTAACGCATTAAAAAATCAATCGCATCGCCTCCGATTCCGCACGGGCCGCAAAAATATAGCTGTTTACGTTTGTTTACGTTTAGCGATTTTTTGGCGTCGTCGTGGAAGGGGCAGCAACCGAGTAATTCCGTACCGGTACGGGTAAGCTGAACCCGTGAACCTACGACGTCCTCGATGTTTATTTCTGATAAAATTTCGTGTTTACTCATTGGGTCGGTAAATGTATGTAAAATTTTGAAGGGCGGAGGTGGGATATTATTTCATAGCCAAAAACCAATTAATACTTCTTACCGTGTTTATGTTCTCTCATTGCATTAAATCTCATCTTCGCTAAAATGTGTTGTTCAAGATTTATTCCTTTGAATGCTGCCAAGTCCATTACTCTAATCATAATATCAGCAAGTTCATCTTCAAATGTATCTTTCACACCAATTTTGAAATCGGTAACAAACATTTCATCAATGACAAAACTGTTTATGATTTCAATCGTTCCCGTTGTGTATCGGTTTTTTCTATCAGCTTCTAATGCCTCTGATACTTCTGAATGAATAAGGCAAAGCATTTCGCCAATGTTTTTTTCGCTGTCAAAAAAGCCTTTGTTTCTTGCGTTTTGATGAATTTCTTTTGATAATTCGTTAATCATAATTTCTTGTTTTTACTTTTTTTAATAACTATTTCATAGCCCACCCCGGCAATTTTAACGGCTCGACTATGTTTGAATAACCGGGCCAAACGCCCGACTGCTGACATTCTTTAAACCGCCGTAAATCATTTTTATATTCGTTCCGGCCGAACTCCATAACATCGGCCGGCGTGTAGTACACCACCACATCGTAGGGCGGATTTTTTTCGACGGCAATAAAAATAAACCATTCCGGCCGTATGCCCGTTGCCGCCTCAAATCCATCCATATAGAATGGGGCTTGCACATGGTACCGGTAATTGAATACCGATTTGGCGAACGCTTCGCCGGCATCTTCGGTGGATTTAATATCGAGAATGATTTTGCCGTCATTTTTGACGGCATCCGGGCGGCATTTACATTTTACGCCCGTTTCGGGGTCTACCCACATAAATGTCTGTTCAGCGGTAAAATCGGTCAACAGGTCTTTGGCCGAAGGGTGTGAATATACGGCGTCGCTCATTCTTTTTGCGGATTCCATTTCTGCGTGGGAAACGAATATTTTACCCTGATTTTCGATTGCATGGGCGTGTTTCCATTCTTTATACCGGTTTGTCGCTCGTGGGTTTCCGCCCCCGATTTCGGCAACGATTTGAGCGTCGTTAAATACGGCGTAATTGGTAATCAACTCCGGTTCTAAAATGATCGTGTGAACCATTGTGCCGATTTTCATTGCCTCGGTTTCGGTTCGTGGCTCACTGTTCGGGTCAAGATATGCGGCATAGTAATGAGCCGGCGAACGGTGAATTAAATCCAATCCAGACTTTGATATTGCGGAGCGGTCGGCGTGGTATTGTTCGTTTGTCATGGTATTAAATTGATATCGGTTAACCATTGTATTTTACACCCCCGTGCAAACCAAACCTCGCACATAGCCCCGTTTGATTCGTAAGCGTCTTCGAGTAGTAATATGGCGTCGCATTGGGCTAATTGAGGCAGGCATTCATTTAACATATACTCTGCCCATTTCTTACCCTCATAATGGGTAACAAATTCCGGCGGTGAAACCGGTTCATGCCCTTTAGCCCGGATTATATCGGCCGCCCGTTTGAATTTTTCGGCTACCTCATTTTCGGGCAGGCCCGTGATTTTTCCGCTGATGTAGATTTTCATTCCTGTGTGAATTAAAAATTATTTTTGAAAAACTTTAGGCAAATATACTACAATTTCAAAACAAGATGTATATTTGCATAAATATTTTTCAAATTTAATTGTTGAACTCAAATTCAAAAAATGAACGAGCAAATAGAAATGATGTCAGACCCACACGGGTATCTGTCAAGAAAATGCACGGAGAAAGGAATATCCCTTACGGAGTTATGCCGCCGTGCCGGAGCCGACCGGAGCGTGGTTCAAAGGTGGAGGGTAAAAAATACGTTATCCTTCCTTATACTTGGAAAACTGGTTAAGGAGTTGGATTCAATCCAGAAACCGACGCTGAAACACGCCGGGAACACGCCGGGGGTTAATATCGGAGGGGAGGGCGAAAATGATTAAAATTCAATTCATCGGAAACCTCGGTAAAGACGCCGAAGTTAAGACCACTCAGGGCGGCAAATCGTACCTTTCATTTTCCGTCGGGGTTTCCGAAACCCGGCAGGGCACTACTGAAACGACATGGCTCAATTGTAGTGCATGGAGTGAAAACATGGTCAACGGCAAATTGAAAGGATATCTGAAAAAAGGAACTAAAGTATATGTAGAGGGCAAGCCGACCCCCCGTGCATATAACAACCAGTCCGGCGAAGCTGTTGTAAGTAACGATGTGATGGTTAACATGGTTGAGTTATGCGGTCAGGCAAACGGCGGCGGTAATACTCAGGCTGCGCCGGTTCAACAAACGCCGGCACCCGTTCAACAGTCGCCAATGGCAGCGCATGGGTTTGATTTGCCTGATAGTGGGGACGATATACCGTTTTAACGTATGAAAGTATCAGAAATAGAAATTACATACACGCACCAAGCGAAAACCGCCGGAGTAGTAAAAACCAGTGACGATTTGTATAAGGTGTTTTTAGGTGCTTTCCCTAAAAACAGGATAGCCCTTAAAGAATACGTTTATGCGGCCTACCTTCGTGCTGATGCCGGCGTGTTGTGCGTTATGAAAGTTTCAGAGGGGGCTATAAATGAATCGCTATTTGACGTGCGTGGAATTATGCAAGCCGCTTTAAAGGTTAACGCCGTTGGTGTTGCGGTTTGCCACAACCACCCCAGCGGAAATATGAAACCAAGCGGAATGGACATTAAGGCTACAAAGCGAATTAAAGAAGCCTGTTCCATAATGGGGCTTAATTTTATAGACCATTTAATAATTTCACCGGTAAGGGGCAAGTATTATTCGTTTGCCGAAAACAACGCATAATTTATGTTCACACTTAGACCGTACCAAACCGAAGGCGTTACTGCAATACGCCGTGCAATGGCAGCCGATTACGGTGCGCCTCTGTATGTACTCCCAACCGGAGGCGGTAAGACTATTGTTTTTACTTATATAGCCCAGAGTGCCGCAGCAAAGGGTAAACGGGTACTGATATTGGTACACCGTGTTGAATTATTAAGGCAGACCGCAAATAAATTACGGGAACAAAACGTAAGGTGCGGAATGATTTCGCCGCATTATACGCCCGACCCGTTCGCAGATGTACAAGTAGCATCCGTTCAAACCATTGTAAAGAGAATCGGTAAAACCCGTTTAGATTTTGATTTGATAATCATTGACGAAGCCCACCACGCAACGGCCGGAACCTGGAACAAAACAATCTCCGCCGTCTTGGAAGTTAACCCGAAATGCAAAGTCTTGGGCGTTACGGCAACGCCTATACGAAGCGACGGCAACGGGCTGGGTAAACATACCGGCGGTGTATTTGATATTCTGATACCCGGTCCCACCATTTCGGAGCTTATTAAGATGGGCAACTTGGTTCAACCGGTTGTGCTCGGGTCTTCGGTAAAGGTAAATTTAGCCGGTGTAAAAACCACCGCCTGGGATTACAATAAGCAGGATTTGTCCGCCGCCGTTGACCGTCCGAAAATAACCGGGGATGCGGTGGCTCATTATATGAAGGTATGCCCCGGCGTTCCGACGGTGGCCTTTTGCGTAACGGTTGAACACGCCAAACACGTTGCCGCCGAATTTCGGGCAGCCGGTTACCGTGCCGAAGCCGTCGAAGGGGCTATGGAAGATACCGAACGTTCACGGATATTAAATGGGCTTGGAAACGGCACTATTGACGTGGTTTGTTCGTGTGAACTGATTTCGGAAGGTACGGACATTCCGGCGATTGGGGCGGCGATATTATTACGCCCGACAAAATCGTTGGGGTTATACCTTCAACAAGTGGGGAGGGCATTACGCCAGGTACCCGGTAAACAATGTGCATACATTTTAGACCATGTTGATAATTGGGCCTTACACGGATTACCCGACGATGAACGGGAGTGGACATTGGAAGGTTCAAAGAAAAAAAAGAACTCCAAAGGAGAAAAAACCATCCCGACGACGATGTGCGAAAAATGTTATGCCGTATTCAAACCGGCTCCGGCGTGTCCCATTTGCGGCCATGCGAATAAGCCGTCGGTAACTTCGCCGGACGTGGTGGAGGGTGAATTAGTTGAGATTACCGCCGAAATGAGGGCGCAGATTCAAAGGAAAAAGGCCGTCGAAGTGGCGAAGGCCGAAACATACGAAGACCTCGTTCAAATAGCCAAGCAACGCGGATATAAACCCGGATGGGCTAAAATACGCTGGGAAATAAGACAGAAACAAAGAATGGGTAATGATGTCCGGTTTTAATAATAGAAATAACACATGATAAAAAAAGAAGATTTACGAATCGGCAACGTACTGAATTATTACACAGCCGAAGGTGATGTTATGCCGGCCGTAATTGATTGGCAGGATTTGAAGTGGATAACCGAAGACCCGAAGGGGTTTAATGCGGTGCATGAGCCGTTGAGCTTGACCCGTAAATTGGTTAAAAAAATCATGAATGATAATCCGTTTAAAAATGAACATTTGCGGGTTTGGACTTCATTGACGGATAATGATGTGTATTTTGAAATTCTCACATATAACATCAAAATTACCTACCTCCACCAACTCCAAAACCTTTACCATACATTAATGGGCGAGGATTTAATAATTAATTTAGAGTCATAACTCCAATTCAGACATGAACGAAACAAACATAACACGCTCAATCCAGCTCGCAGTTTCCAAGCTTAGGAACGTCCGGCTATTCAGAAATAACGTCGCAATGGGCTGGGCCGGGCAATCGAACCGGCTACCTTCGGGCGAAATAGTTATCAAAAACCCCCGTCCGTTACACGCCGGGTTGTGTGAGGGCAGTTCCGATTTAATCGGCTGGAAAACCATAACGGTAACCCCCGATATGGTGGGCAAAGAAGTGGCGGTTTTTGTGGCCGTCGAAGTGAAAACCGAAAAAGGCAAACCCACAGACGGGCAATTGAATTTTATTGCCGAAGTTAACCGTTCCGGCGGTGTTGGGTTTGTGGCCAGGGGGCATGAAGAAACAGTACGAATTTTAAACACAGATAAATAACATGAACACAGAAAATCAGACCGCACCGGCGGTAAATCCGTTTCCAAAAATGGCACCGGCACACATCAACGCCGGAACCGTAGAAATTGAATCAAGCAGAGCCGTTGCCGAAGCGCAGGGCAAATTGATTATCGCAAAGAAATTTCCGAGGGATGCCGCAAATTCGTTTGATAAGGCAATTGAAGCCTGTAAACGTAAATCGCTGGCAGAATCGGCAATCTATTCTTACCCGAGGGGAGGCGAACAAATATCCGGGCCCTCAATCAGATTGGCCGAGGAACTTGCAAGGGTTTGGGGTAATATTGACTATGGAATCCGTGAACTATCCCAACGATTGGGAGAGTCTGAAATGGAGGCGTATTGCTGGGATTTGGAAACAAATACATTCAGCAGCCAAAAATTTACCGTGAAACATGAACGACACACGAAGTCCGGCGTTAAAAAACTAACCGACCCGCGCGATATTTACGAACTTACCGCCAATCAGGCCGGGCGTCGTTTACGGGCGAGAATTTTGGCGGTATTGCCCGTTGAATTAATTGAGGCGGCTACCAATCAGGTTCGCCAAACGTTAATGCCGCCAACCCAGCAGTCGGCGGCGGAAAATGTGCCGAGAATTTTGGCGGCGTTTTCAAAATTTGGCGTTACCAAGGAAATGATTGAAACCAGAATCGGGGCAAAAATCGAAAGCATTACCCCCGAAAATGTGGCCGATTTGCAGGGCATATTCAATTCATTAAAGGATAACCAGTCAACGCCTGGGCAATGGTTTGAAATGCCGGACCCGAAGGAAGCGGAAACGGCAAAGGTAAACGAGGCGTTGGGAGTTAAACCAGCCGAACCGGCGGACGAAGACCCGATAATTTAATTCACCGCCGGCACACAGAAAAAACGCCCCTTGTACTAATACTTGGGGCGTTTCTTTTTGGCACACAGAAAGTTTTAAGGGATATGGAATGAAGGATTATTTTGAACCCATCCCGATCGGAAATGATTTCCGTTTTTTAGAATCAAATATTTAAACGAATTTGCCGGTGTATTCAGATTATAACCCTGCTGAACCTTAAAATGCAATACGTCTGAATCCTGGCCGTAAACGGTAATCAAAACCCTTTCAGATTCGCCGGGAATAGCCGTAAATGAAACCGTTTCAATTTCGGTAATGCTACCACCGTCTTGAAACGTTGCGAGCGTTACATGGGTATCATTTTGGAAAACAAAATTATCAAAGGTTACGATTGCGTCAAACCGGCTATCCTTCGCCGGTGAACAGCCAATCAAAAACAGCGGAATAAGATACAACAACCGTTTCATGAATCAATATTTAATGAACCAGCGGTAAAGCACGTTCGGAACATCGGTTGACGAACTAAAATCGGGAATATTAAACGTTGTTGAGCCGTCGCCTGAGCCAAACGAAGTTCCGATTGCATCAAACAAATTCTTGTATTGGGTGCGAGAAATTGCAGCCCCTGAGCATAACAACCAACCTTTACGGCCGGTTGTTCCGAGAAACAACCCAACCATTGACGCCGGCGTACTGTTATTACCATAAATCAGGTCAAAATTGGTTTTATATTCAACCTCCGAAACAAACTCTGTTCCCGTGTTTGTTGATGCCGTGGCAATAATTGTCCTTACAACGGCAGTCCATGCACCGCCGGCACGTAATTTCATTTTATTGGTTGATAGGTCAAACCAATAATCACCGTTTGTCGGCGAAGCCGGGGCATGGTATCCAATCCAGTAATCGCCATCGGCCCCACTCCCTACCGTAACAGCTCCGGTCGTAGTATTCAATTCGGCATAAATCACATACGCCCCATTTTCGGCCAGCGATAACGACGAAATCGAGGTCAACGCAGCATAAAAATTTCTCGGCCCAAATTCGTCGAATCCATCGCAAAATGAAATACATAAAGGGTCTGTCGTGTCAAATGCCAAAGTATTATTTGGCGAGCCCGGCGTTAATGTCAGAAAATCAGGGTCGCCGGTTGTGGTTTGTTTTGCCGAAACCACGACATTTTTCAAACCGCTGGCCGCCCCTTTGATGTAATCCTGCACCCTCTTAAGGTAGGCTGTACGGTCTGCGAGCTGTTTGGCCGCTGCGTTTGCCAATCCCGGAGTTGCACCCGGTACCGGGTCGTCGCCAACCAATACCGGCGCACCACCATAGAGGTAATCGGATATTTCATATTGATATATACCCGGCCGAAATACTGTTGATTCTGTAATGTTTGCCATGTTTGCTTATATTAAATCGTTTAAAATTAAGGTGTTACGGTGTTAATCAAGCCCACCAGCTGCGAGCGGACGTTTTTATTTTCGTTTATAAGACGTACTAACTGCGATACCTGAGTGGGCGAAGGCGTGAACGTGGATACCGTTTCGACGGTAAACGTCGCCCATGCGTTACCCAATGTTAACAACCCATACTGATATACGCCGTCGTACAATGGAACGCCGTCGTATTGCGCTACCGGCCCGGCCACCCCCTCCGTAATTATAACATCGGTATAACCGAGGGCAAGTATGGCCTGTTTAATGGCATACGGAGTGCCCTTATACCGCTGTATTTCGACTGCCCGTTTGATTATTTCGCGTTTTTCAGTTACGGTTGTGGCGGCATTATAACCTTTGTCGCCAAGTATTCCAAACTGCGAAGCCAACCAAATTAACGCGGATTCATTCACCAAGTCAACCAAGTTCGGCATACATTGGCCAATATCCAACGCATTCATGCGGTCGGCATAAATGTCGTCGAAAACTTCAATGTGCGGCACACGTGCCCCGGTGGCTAATATTCTACCCATTTGTCTGTCCTATAAAGTTAACGGTTATAGCAGTACACACCGGAAATTCAGTACCTGATACAATTACGTCCGCCCATCCCGTCGGTACGGCCGAATATACCCCGTCAATCTGGGCTACATTCACAACCTGCGATTGGGTTATATCCCGTCCCAATTTTTGACGTTTTTCGGTCGTAAATTCATCGAGTTCCGTTTCGATTGCCGAAATGGTGTCATTTACATCGGCCGTATCGTATAACGTTACATCGAGTGTAATCGAGTAGTTTAACGGTGTCGGTGAAACCACCGTCACCGTATCGGTCAACGGGCGTACCCGTTCTGAATTTACGGCGGACTCAACGGCCGAAATAATCGGCGAAGGTGTAACCGTTCCGTCGTTCATTAAGGGGTAAACTTCCACGTTGCCGGGCAGTAATCCATCCTCTGGGCCAAGTACCGAAACGTCGATAATAACCGGTGAAGCGGTACGGGCATGGAATTTATAAGCATCCCTCGAACCGGCGTTACTGAATTGCGCCGGGGCTAATTTGATACGTTCACGGTAAAGGTCGTCGGTTTCTTCGGCCGATCCGCCGGCGGTCAGTTCATTATTTGACATGGCCGACAAAAACGCCTGGGGGTCGAGAATGACATTCACCGCCCCGATTGCATAATTATTACCCACCGGACCCGTTGCCGAACAAACGGCATCTACCGTTACCGAGTTAACCCCGATAGCCGCCGAAACGTCGGATTCGGTTATGAATACTGCCAATCCGTCCGGCGAAGATATACGGGTACCGGCCGGAATGGTAACGCCCCCATGTCCCGTTACGAGCGTAGCGGTGAAATTCGCCACCGCTCCCGTTGCGGCCAAACGGTTAACACCGAGTAACGCACCAAGATAATCCAGGAAGGGGGCACGGGAGAAATCTACCAAGTTTTGGAGTGCTGAATATTGAATTTTTTCGAGGGTTAATCCTTCCCGAAATGCCATCATGTCGAGAATTAACCGCTCAACCTGGGCCGGCTGTAAAACACGGCCTGTCCGGTTTTGGTAATCCAAAATCAGTTCATCGAGTATTGCCTGTTGGTCTATGGTAACAAATTGCGGTGCTGTGGGCATTATGGTGTGAAATTAAGTGTGTTTAAATCTGTGGAATACGCATCAGTCCATTGAACCGAGAATTTAATCCCTGAGCCTTCAACGGGCAGCCAGCGAACTTTTTGGAGGTTTGCCCTCGGTTCATACAGCCGTATGGCTTCGACAATATCCAAAACCATTCCAGGGCCGGCTACGTTAATAGGCTGGTCAAGCCGTTCATACAGGCCACACCCGAAGTTCGGGCGTAACGGGTCAGAGCCTTTAACGGTCGTAAGAATGATTAAAATACATTGGGCTATATCGGCAGAGCCTTGCACGACTTCGCCGGCGTTGTCAATTGACAATGACCAGTCTGCGGATTGTATTTCTGCGAGTGTTGCCATTACGTTCCCGGTGTTGGTGGTGAAGTCGTTGCCGCCCCGACAGGGGTATCAACGTATGGGTGGATATGGGTTGACAGGTTAACACCGGGTCCGGATGCGAGAGCCGTTACTTCGACATTTGCCTCAACGTTTACGCCGGCTTTAATGTTTTGTTGGGATTCAATGTCCCCATCGGCGGATATTGCGCCCTGTACGGTTAAATCACCGGTAACGGTTACTTCGCCGTTATCTAAAGTAATATCGCCCGAAGCCTTAACGATTACATCGCCGGCGCAATCAATGGTTAACACCGAATTTTCAATGTCGTATTTAACCTGAGTGCCGTCGCTGAATGTAACCGCCTGAGTATTCTCGTCGCCTATTTCGGGTTCATTTTCGGCATCGTAAATCGAGCCGGCGCATACACCATTTTCAAAATCGGCATCCATAACGCACCATACATTCTGATTGACTTTCGGCCAAAATTCAGATTTATTTTCCAATGTAAACGGAACGGAAACGGGAAGCCAGTTAGATACAATGCCGTCCCGGTCGGGAAACTTAACCCGAACCAAGCCTTTGGCGGCGTCAATTTCTGATATGTACCCGTATGCCAGCATGGGCGTAAATATACGATTAAATTGTAAAATAAAACACAACGCCGTTAACGGATTCCTTTCGGTATGTTCGCCTTATATGCTGGCTTGAGCATTTGTTTATTTCAGAGTGATGGGATGCGCTCCCCAAATTGCCATAAAAACAGGCGTGTTTCAATATTGAAACAAAGAAATCTGCTGACAATTCATTTTCAATAATGAATTTTTCAAATTTATCAATCGTTTGTTTCTCTTTTTCAGTCATTTGTGAATGTGTTTCAATGTTGAAACTGCGCTTATAAATAAGTTATGGGCAATAGCTACGATACTGCTCTAAATTGACAGACCCTTCGACCTCATTTCCCCAAGCATCCCAATTTTCATACCGTTGCCTTGCAAAAAGTTCTATTTTAGTTTGTTCAGGAAACATTTTGTTTATTCTGTTTCTAATTTCGTCAGGCTTTTTCGAATGTTTAGTTCTTAATTCAGACAAAAATTGCCTTTCGTTTCTGCTTCCTCTTGGTGTAGGTATCTTTCCTTTTTTCCCTACTACGCAAATTTCACACTCACTCATAGTATAATAGCCTGGATTTGTTCTTTGTTTATGCCATATAAAAGCTATTGTAACAAAAGTAAATCCCCAATCTTTTAATACCTCAATTCCTAAATCTACTTTTGGACTTACAAGCCACATAAAGCAAAGTGAGTTTTCATTTGCTATATCTTTAATAGGCAATTTTTTTAGTTCGTCAATAGTCATAGTTCCGTAATGCTCATTAGAAACACCATCTAATAAACTTTTTTTTGCAAGGCTTCTTCCACTATCATATTGCCAAGCTGGGTCTGCATAAATTATATCGTATTTTTTCATTCTAATTAAATTTGTTGTTAATAAACCGCTACTGCCCATAACAGCGGTTTGGCGGCATTAAAACGACCGCCAAGCCGCAAAACGTTAGGCGTAATGCTGACGAAGCCCTCCGAAAATGTGAGCGATAACATCAATTGTCCATCCATTTCCTATCATTTTTCTAATTTGGTTTTCACTTGCCACGCCATCAAAGTAATTTTCAGGCACGGTTTGTAATCTGCAATATTCCTTTATTGTATAATAGCGGAAAGGCAAATTGTTTTTGAATGCGTTAGGGTGTCGTCCTATCGGCATTGTGGTTAAAACATTGTCTTTTGCTACGGTCGTTAAACAGTTGCTTTTATCTCGGTTTGTGGCTCTCACTTCAAGGAATTGAGTAATTGGTATTTCTTTATTGTAATCCTCTCGTTTGCCTTTGTCGTTCAATCTTCTGCCCAAAATAGTAGCCTTATTTAATCTTCGTCCTCTTATTGCACTTGGGCCAATCATTTCAGTATCTTCTAAAATATCAATCAACTTTATTCCTTTGTCGCTTGGTTGCTCAATTGGAAAGTTTGCCCAGTACAATCGTTCTCTATTTTGGGCAGATACCAAAGCACTATTTATCTTAATTGGTTCTACTCCCAAATGTTCGGTTATTACTTGCTCAAATTCCTTTTTCATAACCACATTTTCCAAAAGCCAATATTTCGGTTTACATTCTTTTATTAGCCTTACAAATTCAAAAAACAATTTGCTTCTTGGGTCTTCAAAGTTCAATTGCTTTCCGCTAAAACTAAATCCTTGGCAAGGACTTCCACCTATCAATAAATCAATTTGGTAAATCCGTGCCTTTAATTTCTGTGACACTTCCAAGTTGTATAGTGTCAGGGTAATTGTGTTGTGTTACTTTGATGGCGTGTTTATCAATCTCCGAAGCATAATATTTGCCATAGGAAATGCCTGTTCTGTTGAGTGCAATTTGTCCGCAACTCATACCATCGAATAACGAAAGCACTACGCCTAACACGGGTTTGGCAAAATGGCTGTTTTGTTCTTCTATCAACATTTGTTCTTAATTTTAAACATTTGTACTTCTATTTGGCTTTTCGGTTCGGCAACTTCGCCAAGCCCGAAAACGTTATGCGTCAGGCTAAAGAACGACCTGCCAAAGCTTCAAGTTCTGAATTAATAATCCACTTTTGAGCAATTAAGGCTTCTAATCCTAATTCATCAGAAGTCATATTTACCAAAAAACCTTCATCATTTGTACCTTTACAATAGACAGTTAGTTTTACATTTTCAGGCATTTTGTTTTCCCAACGCAACCCATCAGCGTTTTTGTCTTTTGGATAAATATCTGTGAACTTGTCTAAATGGTCATAGCATAATTGAACTACTTCGATTTCTTCTTTTGTCATTATTTTAAAGTTTGTGAGAAAGCCCGAACGCATAACAGCACATAGGCGGCATTAAAACGACCGCCAATCTGCAAAACGTTAGCCGTCAGTTCGCAAAACCACTATGCAAATTTACATAAAATCTAATTACATCCAAATTTATTTTACCCCAAACCCGGAATTTCTGCCGTTACGGGAGGGATTCCCGTAAATGTAGGGCGTGCCGAAGCCGTTGGAGCCGGTTTCTTTACCGATTTATTTCGGGTTGACGTGCTGACCGCCACCCTCTGAATTTCCAGCGTACATTCGTAACCGCCGGAACGGGTTTTTGCGTGTCGGCTGGTCTTAATGGAATATTTACCCGACAATTTTCCCATACCCGAAATCATTATAGTATTGCCGGCAACTAAAGTAGGATTACCCGGTACCGTTATGCTCCCGGTGGCCGTTGATTTGTTGGCTTTATACAGCCCGGCCGTTGCCATTTCTTCGGCCTGTTGTTCATTTTCGGCCTTGACATTCATAAATAGTTCATCGCCGGCCACCGTTTTCATAATGTCCTCGGAAACGGGATTACCTACGGGCGTATTTGGCTCATACGGGCTGGACTGAGTTTCTTTTACAATTTTTTGACCTACGCCCCCGATTATGGCCGTTTGTCCGTCCTGACCCAAAAATGAACTTATGCCGGCGTTTGCACCAGGTATAATCCCGGCTAAAACATCGTCCCATGTAACGGTACTTTGAATGTCTTTGCCGGTTACCGGGTTACGGTAGGCAACTTTGGCCGATGAATAGGTACGGTCTGTCTTATCCGAAAATGAATATTTAACCATGTCCCGGCGGTCAATTTCAAACACCGGATCGGATTTGTCTAATTCAATTTCAGAAGTAAACGTAATCACCGTATCCCGGACGCTGAAATAATACCCGTATTTATCGGCCAACTTGCGAAGGAACTGCAGGTCGGTCAGGTTATTTTGGGTGCACCTTTGAATTTTGATATTTTTAATTTCACCCTCAACCGTGAATCCGAGTGAATCGGCAACGGTCTGCACAATTTCGCGGAGCGTTTTATCTTCGTGGGCGTATGATTTTTTGGTGCGGATTTTTCCGTTGGCGGCTATCCCTCGAATGGTTAATGTATCGGGCGGCCCGGATAGGTCTATTTGGTCGGCCTTGAATTTTCCGCAATTCAACACCAAGCCCTGATACCCGATTTCCAATGATAACTCCGTGTTTTTGTCCGGCCACCACTCATTTAACCATCGCTGGTCTGCGTTTTCAATTGATATGGAAATGGTATCGGCCTCACCGCCGGAATTATCGACGTATTCGACGCTCAGTAACTGGTCTGAAATGTCAGCCGTAACGTTTTTTCCGGCGATGAAAACGGTAAATATGGATTGGGGGACGTTCATGTGGTAAATATACGATTTAACATGGTATCGCAACCAGTTTTACGCCCGTTTCCACGGCGGTAAATTTAATGCCGCCGATTCCGATTCGGTTGATACGGGTACGTTCACGGTTACGCCCTGCGGAAAAACGTCATACTTCGGCACATTCGGATTCGCGGCAATAATTTCACCGTAACGGAACGCGTCCCCGTATGCCAAATATGCGATATTGTCCCAGCGTTCACCTCCCCGTGTTATGTATTTCGCCACCTTCTTCATCACCCGTTACCCGTTAAAATTAGATTATTCAGACCGGCCGCCGCCGTTACCATGTCTTTATTACGCTGGATTAATTCCTGGGAGTTATCAATCAATGTGGCGACTTTGGTGGCGATTCCGCCCGTATTATTGTTATCAATGTCAGTCAACAACCCGTTTGCCGTCGTCAATATCGTACCGGCCAGCGTGTTAATCGTGCTGCAAGCAGTTGACAGTTGCCGTGTAACATCGTACAATTGGCTGGTCGGGTCAGCATCTACGGCGGTCTTAATTTTTAAAGCCCCGTTCGCCACCCCGTCAACCTGTTGGATTATACGCTCAACTTTCGGGCGGAAAATATTGGCAGCATCCAATAACGACATTTCGCCAGCCGCCGTATTGGCTAATGCCGATGTGCTCACAACGTCCGCCCCCGTTTGGTTTGTTACCCCAACCGGAGCCGTGAACGGATCGGACGTGGCCGGGTTATCAGTATTTAACGCCGTTGTTGCCGGTTTCGGTTCAGCCGTTGATGAACTTACAAATTCAATTAATTCGGCATCCACAGTCATTTGCCATGTCGTGCCGTCAAGGAATTTCTGTTGAATGGACTTGTTAAGTGATTTAATTACAAAATCGCCGTATACAGTACCGTCGCCGCCGATGTATGGCAATACCTTACCCGTATCAAGATAATCCCGTAGCCGTAAGTATTCAGCATCCGGATTGCAGAATGAAGCGTGAAAATTAATTGACAATTCGATTAGTTCCAAATTCGTTCCGGTACGTTGTAAACGGGGTTTGCCTTCAATCAATGCGTGTTCGGCCAGCGAAGCCTCAACGCTCGATGTTTCGGAACGTGGGCCTAATTGCCCGGAAAACTTTATATCACCAAGTTGTGCGTACATTAGAATTTACGCCGCTCCCGATCGGCCAGAATTTCGTTCAACATTTTTTCAAATGCGTATTTGTCCTGACGTAACACCGTTTCCAGATTCACCGTTTCGCCTTGTGCCGCCGCTCCGGAAATAGTAATATTCGGAGAATAAACCACCGATATACCGGCTCCGTTCATTGCACCGTTACCACCGCCGCCAATTGGCGTTGCAGCCGCTACCGGGGCGAAAGACATTACAGAGGCCGCCACGCCGGACATTGCATTTAACAGCGGTGCCGGCCGTACCGATTGGGCGATGGTTTCAACCAATTTAACCCGGTGAATATCCATCAACGGGCCACGTCTGGCAGGCGAAAACGGGAAAAAATCCCTCACGGATTGGGCCAGCGTGGAAACGGTTTCAATTAGCTGCGAAGCCCTCGATTTTACCCCGTCAATTAATGAAGTTACGATGTTTTCGCCGGCCGAGTACATGGCAGTACCCATGTCGACAAAAACCTGAATGATATTGTTTACTTCGTTTTCAAGTAAATTAAAATTGTCGATTACCCAGCGTATAGCTGAGGCAATCATATACATTCCGATTATAGGCCCGTTGATTATAGCAGCCAAAACCATTAACGATTTTCCGAGTATCCCGGAATCGTTCCATAGGTTGACTATCATATTGTCAAGTTCCTCCATATACACCACCATTGCTACTATTGCCGCAATAGCCGCAACTATGGCAACCGTCATTGCCAGATAAGGATTAGCCAGCACCGCAGTATTTAAACCCCATTGCGCCAACGTAGCGGCACGGGTGGCCGACGAAAACAGACTCATTACGGTTGATGTAAATGATATAATTTTCGCCACCCCTCCAAACAAAAACGATACCCCGGAGGCAGCAAAACTTAATGCCGACATTCCGAGGGCCAACTTAGAAATGGTCGTTACAAGGCCGGGGTTTCTCCGTGCCCATTCGGTAATGGATTTAACCACGGGCAGGATTTCCTTCAGTAAATCGGATATGGCCGGCAATAATGCCTCCCCCAATTCGATTGCCAAAATGCCCGATTCGGCTTTCAGTTTACGGATTCGGCCGGCGGTTGTGTTGGTTTTATTCGCAAATTCGCCCGATACTGAATTAAGGTAGTTTTGTTCGTCGCCCACTAATTTAAGGGCATTCACCAATCCACCCGGTCCGGCCATGTTTGAAGCCATTAACCGAATATCATTGCCGTATTCGCCGAACTGCTGGAAGTATGCAAATTGCTGGGACGGGTCAAGTGCCGCCCCTTTTCGTAATACCTCAAAAAATCCCTGAGCCCCACCGCCGACGGATTCAAAAATTTGTCTGGTGCCGGCATTTTTCATCATGCCTTTGGCGAAACGCTCCATAATTGTAGCGGCCTCCGCTCCGGATTTACCCATGCCAATTAAAGACACACCAAAGGCCGCAGCCTGTTCGCCGGCTAAATTATAACCCCTCGCAACACCGGCACCCCCGGCGGCCATAAATTCAAGAATATCGGATGCTTTAGCCGCAGAATTATCACTCAGGTAATTAATTGCATCGCTTACCTTCTTGGTTTCCCTCACGGTAGCGCCGAGGGCGTTCTGCATTTTTATGAATGATTCACCGGCTTGCTCTGAACTTAATTCAAAGGCAACACCAACCTCCCCGGCGATTTTAGAAACCTCTTGAAGTTGCGCCACAGGTACGCCGCCCTGAGCAAGCGATGCGTATAACCCGGCCGACTGTTCGGCGGCAACGCCTAAGTAAACGGCCGTATCTTTAACCTGGTCGGCAATAAATCCGAGTTCCTTTGAGCCCATGCTCATGCCGGTAACCTTCGCCACCGAGGCCATTTGATCCTCAAACTTTATGGCCTCATTCGTGGCATAAATAAACGGGGCTGCAATAGCCGCACCGGTTACGGCAGCATTTCGGCCGAACGAAAACGCTGAATTAGCGAATTTATCGGCATTTTTCTGAACCTTTGACAGCTTGGTAATGGCATTATTTGCCATTTCATTAATAACGCGTGTAGCCTTATCAACGGCGCTCATAATGAGTATTACATCAAATGGTGTCTTTGCCATGTTTATCATTTCTTACGGCGGATAGCCGCCCGTTTATTTTCGGCGTTGCGATTTCGCCGGCGTATTCAATTTTTTATGGAGCGAAACCGCCCCGTTATATATTTCTACAAAATCCATAATTTCCATGTCGGGAAAATCTGAATGTTTGTAAGCCGGGAAAAAATGACAGATAAAATCAGCCATTTCCCGGCGGTATATTACTTTCCCATTAATCCGAATGCGGCCATTAACGGTTGAAGGTATTCCATCGGTAATTCTCCGAAATCTTCCATAGTCAACCCTTTACCCTCAATGGTCAACAACTGACAGGCCAAAGCAGCAGTTACCAGTTCCGAGTTTCCGTCGGCCATTTTAGCCGCCTTAATTGAGTGTTTGATTAACGGTTTTTTAACCGTCGCAATTTTACCGTCGGGGAGTGTAAATTCTGCTACTCCGTCTACAAATTCAAGTTCCATTTTTCTGTGTGTTATTTGTGTTTATAAAAATGGGGGCCGAAACCCCCACATGATCTTAATTTATTTTACAGGTTTACGCTCCGATATTGGCCTTGTACTGAGCCAAAATGTCAACGCCGTCTACCTTATAGGTATTTGACATGGCATCAAATTCAATTTTTGCCACGCCGTCAATTTCTATTTTAACAGCCGTAACGTGCATCATTCCTTCAAACTCTGCATTTTCACGGGTTTTGAAATTGCCCAGCGGAACGTCTTTAAAATACCCGGTCATGTACGCCACATAAGGTACTTCGGATTCAATTCCTCCCGGCCCCCACGTCTGTAAACTTGAGCGGCACATCAACTGAACCGGCGTGGTTGGATTTGAATGTTTGGTTAAAACATCCGCATAAACGGACGTCCATTTGATTCGTGATTCCATTTTTTCAACACCGGCGAAAAATTCAACCTGTCCCACCATGCCGAGGGCATTATGCTCGGCCATGATATGGGTAACTTTCGGAAGGTCGATTTCCTCGGCCTTACCTAAGTGATTAACGCCGTCAATGTAGACGTTTGCGTTTGTCATTTTGTTAACTGAAACTGCCATTTTACTATGGTATTAACGGCCGATTAGGCCAGATTGTTGAAAAAATTAATGTCAATGAAACGCTCGTATGTTACGCGCTCTGTAACGCCTGGAGGCAAGTAAGTCACGTCGAAAACAATTTGTCCGGCGGCAAGTTGTACGCTCGGGTTTTTGGCCGGATCGTAAGTGACAAGACCATCCAACAACGCGCCCCTCGATACTAAAGTTCGGATAAACGAATTTCCTGTATCTCGAATCGAATCGATTGTGGGCTGGTTTAATGGGCGGTCAATAAACTGCAACGTTGCCAGCTCCAGCGATTCGTCAATGATGTTCGCCGTTCGGTCAACCGGAATGAACGTGGTGATAGCCGTTGAAGCCGGATAATCGCCGGAGCGGTTGCCCCATGTTCTAAATCCGGTACCAAATGCGTTCACGATAGTACAGATACCAACCTCATTCAATTGATTGGCTTCACTTGTGGCGTCGTTTACGGCAAATGTAACCAGACGCTCAACGCCCGTAATGCCTTTGATGTTTTTGTTTGACGGGGAGTTCCAGTAACCTAACTGTATATCGGTTGCGGCGGTTACGCCGGCCCAATATACAGAGGACGGAAATAATTCGTCGGCATCGGTATACGCATCATAGCGTTTCACTTTCGGATAACAAAGTACGGCATTGGCAGACGACGTGTTGAACACGCCACCGGCCGGACCTCTGTCGGCAATTGCCTGAGCCGGCGTCCATCCTTCCTGACCGTCGATAAATGCTTTTGCCCGGAATTTTGCGGCCTTAACCAACATCGCAGACTGAACCGCTGTTAATTGGCTAAATTCGGGAGCAATAAACAGTTTTGGCGTAAAACCGAACGTATTATAAGCCAAATCAAACAACTCCAACCCGGTACGGTCGCCGCCACTTACTTCGCCGATAACTTCGGCAGCGGTTACGCTCGATACGTCAAAATAGTCATAGTCAACCGTTATGGCCGTGGTGGCAGTTTCGGCATCAACGCCGCCGGTCAATTCTGTGTTGCCCGAAGTTGTTACGTCGCCGCCTACCGTTACAACAACGTCAAATCCGTTCGGAGTTGTGCCGGTGCCGGCAAGGGCGGTGATTACAATATCTGCACCTACCGCCGTAACGGTGTATTCGGGCGAAGATGTATGGGCTGTTGCGTTGGCCGCTACGGCTGTGGCCGTTGCGGCCTTTGAAGTTACCCAATCAACTGCGCCGGACAGCAAGTTAACGCCGTTAACGCTGATTTGCGTAACCTTATTTACGCCGGCTGACGATGTACCGCCCGTAATGGCTACGGTAGCAGACGCCCTTACCTCTGTAACACCAACCAATGCACGATTTGTTAACACCACCTCGCCAATGTCATTAACGGTGTAGTGTGTTCCATTGGTAAGTTCCTCTGTTGCCTGATTTTCAATTGAATTAATAACCATCGGGAACTCAGCAAGTCTAACATTGTTTACGCCGGCGATTACTGATTTGGTTTCGGCGGCGATGTTATCTAAGTTATCACTCGATGCAACATTCACCACAAGCACCGAACCGGCGCCTTGTGCGAAAATCGCCTCCAATGATTTCGGGATGGTGAAGCCCGGAATTTTGGCCGAGCCAAATTGGGCAGCATCAACCGGCGAATTCACGAGGATTAACTCATTTGTGTTATCGATGGGGGCTGTACCCACAAGGGCAATAACGCCGGATTTAACCACACGAACCGGAACGGGGCCGGAATTTACGACTACGGTTTCAACACCGTGTAGAAAGTTTGCTGCCATTGTTTATTTTTTAGTAGATTCAGTAGATTTTGGGGCCGGTTCTTCGGCTGGTTTTTCGGCTGGTTTTGCCTCTTTGGGGGCGGCTGTTTTTGCCGCCGGTTTTACCTCTTTGGTGGCTGGCTCGGCAACGGGTTCAGTTTTGGGTTCGGCAACTGGTTTTGCGGCTGGCTCGGCCTTTACCTCAACCTCTTTAATGAACTTATTTTTTAGCAAATAAGCCATATAATCGGATGGTTTAGCTTCAAACTCCTGATTGTTTTTCAACTGGAAATCTGTTCCCTGGTCTTGGAAACGAAGTCCTTTAGCATTGGTTACGATGTATTTTTTCATAACTTTAATTTATAGCCGTAAAAATACGGTTTATTTTTGATTTTCAAAATATTTTTTTTTCGGCGGCATGATACCGGCGGATGGGTTACGCACCATGCACATAATACCGAATCCGCTCATGCCCCTTCTGCCAATCATAAGCCCGATACTTCCAGTTAGTACGCCCGGCTTGACTTTGTAAGGGAACAATTACGGTGCGGACGTTGCCTATTCCGGTTGACCCGGCGGCTTTGAAATTACCATGTTCCGGGGCTACTACCGTTATGTGGCCTGACGCGCGGCTGTTCACGTTTGCGCCAACCATTATAACGCACTTTCCGGCGTTTGCCAAATTCTGGGATTCTGTTTTCGATTTGACTTCGCGCCATCCGAACCGGGCAGAATATTTGGCGAACCATTCATAAATCGAATTGGCGTTCATCTCGACGATTGTGCCGGCCACCCCGTTGCGTGGATAAACCACCGGTAAATCTTCGCCGGCCTCGGCGCGTTTAATGTTTGCCTGATTCCACCAAACACGGGGAAGAAACGCCCCCATTGCGCCGGCCAAATCATGGGCGTAAATATTACAGAACGTCGATTCCTTTGTGGCGGCATAACGGGCGGATTTTTCCACGTTAAACCATTCGATTAGGTCAATGATTGATTTTGCCGTGCCGTCGTATTTTACCGGGCATGGCTCATTTAGTTGGTATGCCCTTAGTGTGTTTGCCCGTGTAACGGGTCTTGAAATCGTTAAGTGTGGTGCTTTCATATTTCTGTGTAAATTAAATTGAATATTTAGGCATTAAGTCAATAAATTCTTGTTCTGTTTTAATATCCCTGTTTAATTCGACAAAATGATATATTTCGGCGTACCACGTCAACATGCTTTGTGCCTCACTTTGGTACGGATTGGAAAATGAAGCCAACGCCCCCACTTCACCGATGCCCGTGTACCAGTTTTCGGCCAATACTCTATCAACTTCGGCATCTGCAATGGCCTCAAAGTCTGGTTTTGACTTCGGTAACTTAGCCATGTACGCATCGTATTGTTTTTGCGTTACTTCCATGCGGCCTTGTTCGTCTATGATTATTGGCATGGCTTATAATTTTTCTGGGTAAAAAATAACTAATGCACCGTCTGATATTACTACATTTCCTGCGTTGTTTAAAACACAGGATAGTTTTATGCTCTTAGCAACAGTCCAGTCAACGTTTACCGTATCAAGGTATTGCCCGATTGCTGAATCATCATTTCTAATATTACTGCCTTGTGGTGTTGACCGCTTTATGTTACCAGATGCACCGCCAATTAAGGGAGTATGCCTGTATATATCAATATTACTTACCGTAGTTCCGCCATTAGTTGCAAGTAAATTGTCCGTAAATGGATTACTGCCTACATTACCTATGCGAACCCTTGCTGTACTTGCAGCTGCTGATACTGCTGTTTGTATTTTGATATTATATCGAATATATAGGTATCCATTTCCTATGTTTGCCGGAATGGGTATATCTCGAATCGTTGTTTCAGTGTTTAAAACTCCCGTAAATGTTATTGGTGTCGTGTCGCAATATAACACCACCGGCGAATCACCGCCCCCCGCCACCTGATAAACATAATTCGCCCACGAACCGGAATCAAAAATCCGAAGTATAACAGTTCCGGCAGTTGAATATCCAACTCCGCCAACCGTTGCCGTGCCGTTTCTTACCATAACACGGAATCCTTTACCCTCTACCGGGGACGGGTCTGTTATGGTTGCCGTTGCAACAACCGTATAATATGAATCAATTACGGCGGTTATGTTTGAATTAACCACAATCGCCTTTATCTGATAGCTTGTCAGGTCAACCGTTGGAAACGGTATATCTCCGGCTCCATCTAAAGAGTTTCCACCGACCGTTTTTAACGGCCTCTTTGTTTGGATTGTTGACGTTGTTTCGTCGCCCGTATTTGTGCCGGAAGTGTTTGATAGTTTAGAAATTTCGACAGATGTTATAAGCCTTTGACCAGTCAGCAACAGGGCGTTCAGGGCTGTTACCGCCCCATCGTAGGCCGCCTTCAATACATCCGTTAACCAAAATCGGGTAGATGTTTCGGGGATATTGGCGGCCGTTAACGGTACGTTTCCGTTTCCGTCCGGCGAAACGCTGTTCACCGTCTGTATACCGGCGCCCGATTCACCCGGTGCACCCCTGTAAATACGGGCGTTCACGGTCAGTTTGCCGCCGTAAATCGTGCGGTTTGTCGTCTTATCCGGATTTATGCCAAAAACATACCGTATCATGCCGTAACCCCTCCAAATTCTTGAATTTCACACCACAATACATTTAACCTGATAACCTGCTCCCCGTTCGGAAAATCGTCGTTCGGCACGGTTAACGATACGCCAACCATTAACTGACCTACGGGAAAATCGGCGGATTCTTCGGACAAAACCAACCATTTTAATGTGGTTTCGGTTGAACCTTCAACTATCGTTCCGCCGGCGGTTGAGTATGTGGCCACTTCCGTGCCGTCAACGCTCATTATAACCTCGGCAGAAATCAAATCACCGAACTCTACACCAACAGCATTATCACCCAAATCGGCTGTTTCAAGTTCAAATATTTCGGCAGAACCTTTAATCAATATCGGCAATACATCGCAGCCCATGTGTTATATTTTAATCCCCTTCCGGAGCGTTTAAATCAAAATTAATTTCTGTTATTACCGGCTCTTCAGTAAAATCCCAATTAGCCTCAACAACCATGCACCGTACTTTCACCTGATACACATACGTCCACACGTCCTGCGGCGTATTTTCATTATACGGCACATAATGTACGCTAACGAATTTATCGCCGGCGGTGCATGAAGTACGGCCGTGAATACGTTTCCGGACCATGTTATAAATATCGTGCGCCCCCAATTTACCCCGAATAATCCTGGACTGAATAACAATGTCGAACATTAACCATTCGTCCTGCAACACATCCGAAGTTGAACGCTCACGCTCGAATTTTGTGTGCGAAAAAATCGCCGTTACCTTTGGCTTTACCGACGGTTGTACAAACTCGGCCATGTTTTCAGGTGTAGGAATGACGTCAATGCCCATAGGCTTCAAGTCCTGAAGGAATCCGACTATTTCATTTTCTATACACTCGATTCTGTCCATGTGATACTATTTTCGCTCCAATTTAGCGATATAATTCTTACCGTCAAACTTACGCTCGATGCTTCGGACGTAATAATCAATCCCGTTTACCGTTACCAGTTCCGGAATCGCTTTTGCCTTTCGGCTGGCTTCAAAAAGCCCCGGAAAAACACCCTCAAAATATTCCATATCGAAGGTTTTGTTTATATACTTTGAAATATCCGAATCGCCGGTACCCTTGCCGCCCAATGATTTGTAGTCGGTCGGCTCGTTAAATAAAACGCGGCCCGAAAATGTCTTCCAGGCCGCGTCGTATCCCATTGTTTTAGTTACGACGCCGAACGCCTTTTCCTGCATATCGTCAAAAATATTCGGCATCGGTTTTAATTTTAATCGGCGATCATAAGCCCAGAGGCTTTAAGTTTTACCAGTAACGCATTAAACGACGTTTTTAGTGCGTTGGCTAACGCTTGTGTAGTTGCCGGGTCTGAACCGTCCGCAGTTGCAACGGCAGCCTGATTAGCCATAATCGGGCCGGCGTTTGCTGTGGCGTTAATCATAACCACCACCTCGGCGTCGTTACTCCCGGCGTCTGCAAATGCAACACCAAGTAACGTGTCCGTTACGGTTTTGGTAACTTCGCCACCCGAAGCCCAGTAAACATTGTCGCCCTGGTTAATAACCAGCGGTGAATCTTTAGGCAGCGAGTACGCGCCGGTAAGGTTTACGGCAATAGTATCGCCTGTTGTTCCGCCGCCTACTGCAACACCGGCTAATGATCCGATAAACACAACGTCGCCGGGTTCGATGGTTGTGGCCGAAGGAATCAAGTAGCTGATTACGTCGACCGGTTGGATGAAATTTTTCACTTTTTCTTTGTTTTATGATTTTTAAAAATGGCCCGGATATTTCACCGGGCCGTTAATGTTCAAATTTAGGAGGCTGCGCCGTCGTTACGGAACATTCCTCTGTGATCCATTGCTTTACCTGCAAAAATCATGCGCGCCTTGATGTCGATTGAATCGGTATCAAAGTTTGTACGCTGCTCCACAAACAACTCAGGCTCTCCGTCAAGGAACGCATACTCGATTGTGTCGATTTGCGAAGGGTCGGCGGACAAGAACCAGCGGTAATCGGTGATTAACGGGTCAACGATTACGCTCATGCCGGTGTAGTTTGGATTCGCAACCGCAGACTGCTCGGCCGGCACGTAATTACTTGACGTTACTTTGTAAGCGCGCGCAGCATTTTTAGGCCCTACAATGAGGAAACGCGGGATAACGCGGATAAAATCACCCTCAAGACCTGTTTGCTGATAGAATTTCTCAAACGCAATGTCAAGGTTTGCCTCCGACAGTACGGTACCGGTATCGATGAAGTTTTTGTGCGAGTTTTCCTCAAACAGCGCAACTCCGTCGCCCATAATCGGGTTATCATTCAGGATTCCGTAAATGATGTCCGACTGTTTGTTGGCGGCTTTGGTAGCGATTGCCATAGGAATACGGGAAAACGCATCCAAATCGTCGTTGATTAGCATTTCCCAAGTAACACCGATACGACGTCCATATTTAGCCAGTTTGTACTGCTCTTTGCCTTCATTTACGGTAGTTGCCTTGTACTCTTCACCTTCGCCAATTTCGTCGAATTTATCAATTAAACCCGAAATGGTGGCGCGTGTAATGGTCTTGAAGTCGGCCAGCGATGTACGGCGGCAGAAAGGCTGGAATGTCGGTGTAACCATCGCATAAGCACGGGCCAGCGATTTGTTTACTGTTTCGCCGAGTATAATCGGGAAATCAGAAGTTGAGTGTGTACGGCTGTTTAATCCCAGCGCGGCCATTGCGAGTTCACGCTTACTCATTCCGCGCGTGTTAACGCCCTCGGAGGTCAATACGTCTTCGGCGAGTCGTAACAGGCTCATGCCGCGAAATTCATTCGCGTCCTTTACGAGTTCCGGCTTCATTTCGCGCTGAAGGTTTGGATTGGCACGAAGTTCAATCGACGCTACAATCGCCTCGCGTTTTTTCAGTTGGTTTTCACCGCCTACAATTACGCCGCGAACTCCGCTTGCGCCTTTGTTCGGGTCTTGCGCCGAAAACTCGTCAATGATGGCAGCACGGGCCGCATCAATTGAAGTTCCGTCGTTGATTAATTTGTCGGCGAAATCCTGACCTAAACCGGCTTTACGCACGGCGGCGGTAATTTCACTCACGCGTGAACGCTCCGCAGTTACGGCAGCCGTTTCGGCGTCTTTAACCTGCTTGCGGATTTGCTCCGCATCGCCGGTGTTATCGGTTGCAAGGGCGCGTTCAAACTCTGCGCTTACCTGCTCGTCGGTAGCGTCATTAGCGACGCTGATACCTCTCTTACCTAAGTATGAGAGCATTGTTTCCCTTTTCATATTTATTCTTGAATTAATAACTGTTTTGGTGGGGTTTTCGGGCTGTTTTTCGCGTGTTTCCGCATCCATTCCGGGTAAATCCAAATCGGACTCGGAACGGGTGCCGGCTTTTGGGTCGGCCGGAATAACCACGAACGAAATTTCGTAAGGAGTCCATTTTGTTACCTTGTAGGTGCGGTGTTTTTCGCCGTCTTTTTTATCCAATTTTTG